ATCGCCCTCGGTCTCATCGCTATCGCCGCCCTGGTGTCGGGAGCAATCGTCACCACTTCGGGAAATGACGCGGCAGCGTTGTGGGCCATCGCCGGTACCGCCGCTGGGGCGTTAGGTGGGGCAATCGTTCCGAGTCGGTCGGTAAATACTCAAGCCCCGCCCGAGGTTTCGTTGCCCTAAAAAGGCGCCCGAAAGAATCCCCCCGGTCATGGGTCACCTTGTGCTAGAAAAAGGTTTGTCGGAATCCTAACGGCCCCTCCCCTGTCCCCTTTATGGGGGGCGGCCTACCTTCCTCGTTATGTAAACCTAGAGGAAACGTAAGGGCCTAAGGGAATCCGACTCGGTCGACACCTGTCGGTCGGTCCCTTCCCGAAAGGCTAACGATGACGGCGTTACAACCCTCACCGAGCAGACGACACGAAAAACTCATAGAGTCTACGCGTCAGCGCTTACAACGACCGGGGGGTTCGTCTGTGGCGATCTCGCCACTCGACGAAGACTTCCCGCGTTGTCATGCAGTCCTGCGCGGGATAGTCAATCTTCGAGCACTCAAACAAACCCGGATCGACACTGGCCTCTCAATGGAACACGCCGCCGCCTTCGCCGGCATCGGTAGAAACACGCTCCAGCGAATCGAGAACGGCAAAGCCGACCCGCGTATCACCACCCTCCGAAAGATCCTCGACCTTTACGGGGACCGGCTCGACGTATTCCTTTCGATCGACGACTACGTAGAAAAGTGAACCGGGCCCTCAGGTCGCGCATTGCTCCAGCGACCGCCTACGCAAACGCCCTCACCGCCGCCCGGGATCTTTCCCGCGCCGTGGACCTCGAGGACGTCCCCGGAGCACTCCACGCCGTAACTATCTGGGCCGCATGGGTCGAAGCCTCAAAACGTGAGGTGACCGAATGACCGACCAAATCGACCTATTCACTTTCCTCGACACTCCAGCGGTCCGAAACACTGACCCGGCCACCTCTTACCAGGCGGCCACCGCTAACCCGGTAGGGCGTTCGATAGGCCGTCGGGCCATCCTCGAAACCCTCGCCGTCCTCGGCACCGCTACCGACTGCCAACTGTCGCATTACACCGGACTCCTCCGAGGTTCCGCGGCAAAGCGTCGAGGCGAGCTCGTAACCGCCGGCCTAGTGGAAAGGGCCGGTCGTGGTGTCACCGACACCGGCTCCCCCGCCCTCACCTGGAGACTTACCGACACAGGACACGCCCAACTCAGCAACCTCGAAAAGGCGGACCGATGACCTCAAAACAACTCCTCTTCGCCCTCGGTTCCTGTCTCGTCCTGGGCTGGATCTTCGAAGCACTACTCACAGGGGGACAAGGTGGGCTCTGACTTCTCGCTAGATAAATACGTCCCCGTAGCCGAACGGATCGTTCGGTTCTACGCCGACAACCCGGGCGGGCGCATACACACAGACCCTCCCCGGATCGTCACCGTCGGAGAACGAGCGTTCCTCGAGGTCCGCGCGTTCGTATGGCGCGACCAAGACGACCCTCGGCCCTGTGTCGCGTGCGCTTGGGAGCCTTACCCCGGGAAAACGCCGTACACCCGTGATTCGGAAATGATGAACGCCGAAACCTCAGCAGTCGGTCGGGCCCTCGGTCTCGCCGGAATCGCCGTGAATCGTTCGATCGCGTCAAGTGACGAAATCGAAAACCGCAAACCCGGACAAGGCACCCCGAAACCTGAAGCAAAAGGCCGTGTCCTGGCCGCCGCTCACGGGGATCAAACCGCCGCCCGTAAAGCCTGGGGGCTAGTGCTCCCCGACGACCCCGACCACGTCGACGCCCATCGTCTCGAAGCGTGCGAGAACGTCGCCGACCACCTAGCCGCCGCCAGTTCGAGACCTGACCAGGTATCGAAACGCCCGGCAAATCCACTCAAGACAACACCGCCAGATCACGCCGCCGGCCTCAAGGCCGCTAGAGCCGTCCTCGAGGAGGCCACCGAATGAACGAACATCATCTCGCCGCTATCGACCACGAAATCGACTTTCTCACGAAACAACGCCAGTTTTATGCCGAGGAACTAGCGAAGGCGCAACTCCTCGCCGCTGAACTCGACAAGTGGACGCAACGCCTCGCCGAGGCGCTCTTCCTCACTCTCGTCGACTCGGGCGCTCACGGCGCCGAATGTTCCGGGATCTTGCGGGACTGGCGCGAATGGGTAATCGAATGGGAGGCGCAACGATGACTTCGGTAAAACGGAAACCCGAAGGGGACTTCCTCCTCGCCTATTGCTACTGCGGGGCTCAGGCCACTTACGTCGAGGGGCAAAACATACGGGAAGGGAAGACGTGGCAGTGCTCCCGATCATGTTGGACCTACTACCAGGCACGCGGCCCCAAGTTCCCGAACACCTTCAAACACGAAACCGAACAGGAGTCGACGTGAGCATCCACGCCCTCTCCTGGGCCCTCACAGTCGAGACCGGCTCCCCTTCGCGTAAAGCGGTCCTCCTCGCCCTCGCCGACCGTTACAACGAAAACGAGGCCGCCGCCTGGCCCTCGATCGGCTGGATCTCAAGAGCAACCGAACTTCACAGCTCCACGGTAAGGCGTGCAATAGCCGACCTACTCGACGCCGGCTACCTCGAGGCCGTCGGCTGGGCCGGCATGAGACCCGACCGGATGACGAAAAGGTACCGCCTCAAAATGGCGCCAGTTATCCACAGAACACCACACAACGAACCTTCTACGGGGTCGCACGATGCAACCTCGAAAGAGTCACGGGGTAGCACCACGCACCAACGGGGTCGCACAGTGCACACAACGGGGTCGCACAGTGCTACCCGAACCATTACTGAACCAATAGATAACCGCGTCCCAGAAACGGTACGACAACAAACGCTCGAAGAAATCAGAGAACTACGAAAGGCGCTCAAGTGAACGACCGACACCACCTCGAACAAATCGCCGTCCTCACTCAGATCCTCGAACGAGAGGTTCGAACACTTGAACCCGACACAGAAAACGGAACATGGTCCGAATGGCTCGAGACCATAGGAACAGTCGCCGCAATCTGGCACCACCTCGAACAGATCAACACCGCCCGAGACGACAGGACAAACGATGAGCCGTTCTGACTTATCGCCGGCCCGATGGCTCGCAGCTCTTCTCCTCCTCACCGCCGGTTTCCTCCTCCTCGCCTTCGCCCTCCTCATGGACCAACGCATAACACCGGACCCATACGGCCCGGCCCCGACACCGATGGTGAGCAATGGCAACAAATAGGGGGTATGGCCCCAGGGTCAAAACGAGGGTGTGGGCTATCTATGGGGGTACCCTCGAGAACCCTCCTCCCTGCCATCGTTGCGGCACGCCGGCCAACAGCGTCGACCACATCATCCCGGTCGCCCTCGGAGGAACCGACGAACTCGACAACCTTCGCCCCGCCTGTGTCTCATGCAACTCGAGAGACGGAGCCCGGCTAGGTAACGCGCTCAAAGCCCAGCGCAAAGGCACCACAACACGAAACAATCAGACAAGAAAAAAAACAAACCCTCGAGCCCGTCAACGTGAAGCCCCGGTTCTTTTAGGAGAGGCGACGGTAGTCCCGGCGCCCCCCTGTTTAGAATCTCCCCCGGGGGGGTCCGAAGGGGGCCGAAACGCTCAGAAACGCACCGGCACGAAACGCAAAGGCGAGAACCGTCCGAGACTCGAAACTCCCATTCTGGGGGCGACGGAAAAAGGCCTCGAGGTCGAGTCAATCGCGAAAAGAATCGGCCTCGAACTCATGCCCTGGCAGACCTACGCCGCCCAACGTCTCCTCGAGGAAACGAAACCCGGCCACCGTAGGTTTCGAACCTCCCTTGTCACAGTCGGCCGGCAGAATGGGAAAACATTCCTCCTCCGGTCCCTCGTCGTGTGGTGGCTTACCTCTCACGCCGTCGAGGCCGGACCTCAAACCGTGGTCCACGCCGCGAACACTCGTTCCCTCGCCGTCGACCAGTGGGCCGGCGTAGTTCGCCTCTTCGAAGAGCACCTCCCCGGCTCGATCGAGAAGATCTCTCGAGGCGCCGGCCGTGAACGCCTCAATCTCGTCGACGGCTCCACCTACCAGCCCATCGCCTCCACCGACGCCGTTCATGGTCTCTCGGTAGACCTCTTTCTTGTCGACGAGGTCTGGGACATAAAGCCCACCGTCCTCGACGACGGAATCTTGCCGACCACGATGGCCCGACCCCAGCCTCTCGTAGCCATGTTCTCCACCGCCGGAGACGAAAACTCGAACGCTATGAGGTCATGGCGGGAACGTGGCCTCGGCGACATCGCAAAGCCGACCTCCGGTAGTTCTCATCTTCTCCTGGAATGGTCTGCCCCCGACGACTCCGACCCGGACGACCCGAATACCTGGGCCGCCGCGAATCCTGGCATGGGTAGAACCATCCAACTCGACGCCCTCCGCCAGGCCTCCAAGAACCCGAACCGGTCAGCGTTCTACCGTGCCAACCTGAACCGATGGGTTCAAACAGAGCGGGCGTGGTTTCCCGTTGGCCTGTGGTCTCAACTCAAAACGGAACCCCCGGAACCGGACCGCAACCGGTTACCGATCACCGCTATCGAACAGGACCGCACCGGAGGGTCGTTCGCCGTCGTCACCGGCCAACCAACCGACACCGGACGCGTCTACGTCACCACCACCACCGCCGAAACCGAGTCGGAGCTGTGGGAACTTCTCAAACCCCGAATCGCTAACCGTGAAACCGTCCTCCTCCCGCCCCTCTTCCCCCAGCGGGCCCCCTGGGACCTTCCCGAAACCGTAAGGGTCGTCGGGGACCGTGAAATCCGAGGTTGGTCGACGTTCGTGGAGCAGGCCGTAACGACCGGCATGGTCGGCCACGACGGCTCACCCCTCCTCGCCGAGCAACTCGGCCGCACTACTGCCCGCCCTCGAGACGGAGGTCTCTTCATCGGAACCGCCGTCCCCGGGGCGTCAGTGCACGCGGTACGCGCCCTGGTCTGGGTCGTCGCCGAGGCCACTCGCCTCGAGAAACCAAAACCCGCCCCCGTCATCCGTTTCGCCTAACAGGAGAAAAAATGAAAGCAACCCGAACCCTCATCACCCTTACCGTCGGTTTCGTCGGAGGCCTACTACTCGGAGCAACCTCGCAGGCTGTCCGCCTCGGCCTCGACGCTAAAACGGCGCCTACTCAGACCGGCCCCGTCGAGGTCCCTAAGTTCCTCAAAGACACAAGCGACGACACCCCTAGTTCGGGATCGCAAGACGGCGACGCCTAGCACACAAAACTAGAAGCCTGTGGGACTCTTCACGCGCCAACACAAACTCACCGCCTCGGTTCCGGTTCTCTCGACGACTACGGCCGGCTACCTGTCGCCGGTCACCATTCCCGAGATTCCAGAACTCGCACTTTCTCGCGAAGGCGCGTGGAGAGTCCCCGCGGTCGCCCAGGGCCTCCAGGTAATCGCCGGCACCGTCGGAACCTTCCCCCTCCGCCGATACAACTCAAACAATGAGGCCGTGCCCTACGGCCTCACCGAGCAACTCGACCCGCTGGAGTCAACCTCGACGACGATAACGAAACTCGTCGAGGACCTCGTCTTATGGCCGGCCGCTTATCTCGTCACGATCGCCCGCTACGCCGACGGCTACCCCGCCAATCTTCGATACGTACCCTACGAAGACGTCTCCACCCCCGACTATGACGGGGGCCCGTATCACGTCCTCGACCAGGAGATCCCGGCACGGGACATGGTCGTCATCCCGGCTCACTGGCCCGGCCTTATTCAAACCGGGGGCCGTGCAATCCGAACCGCCCTTGTCCTAGAGGCCGCCGTCTCCCGTATCGCCTCCACCGACCTGCCAACCGGCATTATCTATGACGACGGCCCCGACCTCGACCCCGACAAGGTTTCCGAACTCCTCACCTCATGGGAAAACGGCCGGCGCCGTAGGACCACCGGCTACCTGAACCGCCGGTTCCGGTATGAGCGCGAATCGTGGAACTCCGAGGAACTGGCCCTCGTCCCGTCCCGGGATCACCAGGTCGCCGAACTCGCCCGCCTAATGAACGTCCCGACCCGGTACCTCAACGCGCCGACAAACTCCTCCCTCACCTATTCAACCGTCGAGGGCCAACGCCGCGACCTCGTCGACACCACCCTCCGCCCGTATCTCGTCGCGATCGAATCACGACTCACCCTCACCGACGTCACCCCTCGAGGCCATCGCGTCCGGTTCGCCCTCGACGACTTCCTCCGCTCTGACACCGCCGGCCGTTACGAGGCCTACACCAAAGGCCTCGCCGCCGGTT